TGATTTGGCTCGTGGAATGTCTACTATGGGCCAAGACCTTACCAGAGCTTTACAGTCTACTCAGACAGAACAACAGCGCGAACTTACGGCACTTCAACTCGCGTCAGCTAAATTGGACGTGGAAGGAAAAACAATCGACAACCAAATGAGGCTGACGCAACTTCAAAAAGCGCGTGGCTCTGGAGTCTCTGGCCCCGGCTCTCCTAATTTCATTGGTGGTCAGGGTAATTCTGGCCTTATTAACAATCAGCCTATGAAACGCGTAATGACTCGGCCTGGTCGGCCGGACACTGAACCCGGCGCCATACCCGGCACTGGTCATTACGTCACGGCTGATGGAACTCTTATTCCCGTTCCCTCTAAGGATACAAAAGAGGCCATTGAAGATAATTTCTGGCACGAAACCGCTCACTTTTGGCGGAATAATATCGTTCCTAATTTCAATGGCGGTACTCCACCCGAACCCGGTTATTACTGGGATATTGGTTCTCAAGGTTATCGCAAGGGCGACGACTGGCTGGGCCACTGGGGCTCTGGCGGAATTTGGCGTGGCACTGACAAATGGTCTAGATCATTACCAAGGAGGAAATAATGCGTCGTCGTCGCTTTCGGTCTCGTCGTCGCGGCTTTGCTGGCCGCCGTCGTGGTCGTTCCCGCGGTCGTCGTTCGGGGCTTAGGCTTCGTATCGGTTACCGGATGTAAAAAAAAGCGCCCGGTAGTAATCTACCGGGCGAAATCTTAACGTAGTCGGAATAGGACGCGCTCAATGAGATTAATCTTGTAACGCGTCTCTTGTAGTAATTCAATGAGGAGTCGCACTTGATTTGCAGAAAGCCCTTTCACCAGGGCGCTATCAGCTTCGGTTGTGGGCAATGTCTGCCCTGTCGGCTTAACCGCCGACGACTTTGGACTCACCGCATTCTTCTTGAGAGCTTGACTCATAACGAAAACTCCTTTGTTACGCTCACCTACAGCGATGAGCATTTGCCAAAGGGAGGTGCTCTCGCGCCGGGTGACGTACAAAATTGGCTTAAACGGTTGAGGAAAGACATCTACCCTAGGAAGGTGAGGTATTACCTTGTTGGCGAGTATGGCGACACTACATTTCGACCACATTACCATGCAGCTCTCTTTGGTCTTGGGGGCTGTGAACTTGGCCTACTTGATCGTTACGAGCGTTCTAAATGCGATTGTAATAATTGTGAGCGTCTGCGTCGCACTTGGCCTTTTGGTTTTACTGATTGTGGGAATCTTAATTGGGACTCTGCTCAATATCTTGCTGGGTACGTCACAAAAAAAATGACTAATAAATCGGACCCTCGACTTAATGGCAAATATCCCGAATTTGCTCGAATGTCCTTGCGTCCCGGAATCGGAGCAGCTTACATGGGTAACGTAGCGGAGGCAATGGGTGGAGTACTTCTTGACGATGATGTTCCTGGCACTCTTCGGACTGGTGGTAAACTGGCTCCTCTCGGTCGATATCTTCGAGGAAAACTGAGGGAGGAATATGGGATGGACTCGAAAACTCCGGATGGTTGGGCGCTTCGCGCATCCGAGGAATTGCGTCTTATGTCGGAAAAGTATTACGATTCTTCGCGCTATGAGGCGACGGGCAAGCACTTTCGTGACGTCGAAAATGAAAAACGCAAACAAAAAGCACTAAACAAAGAAACAAAAGCGAAACTATTTTCCATAAAGGGAGGAATATGAAACGTTCAAAGTTCTCGCTAAGTCATCACAAACTGACCACTTGTAAACAAGGTCAGATAGTCCCGTTGACTCATTATGAGGTCTTACCGGGCGACACTGTACAACAGGCCACTTCGGCCCTCGTTCGCGTCGCACCGCTAGTGGCTCCTGTAATGCATCCAGTGCATGCAAAGATCCACCACTGGTTCGTACCTTATCGGCTGATCTGGGAAGATTGGGAAAAATTCATTACCGGTGGATCTGATGGGGAAGGTGATGGATCTGTATTTCCTACCATCACCGTTTCTGAATCTCTTGGTGAATCTACTCTTGCGGATTATCTTGGAATTCCTCCGACTATGGTCTCTGGCACTATCTCTGCTCTTCCTTTTCGGGCCTATTCGTTGATTTGGAATGAATTCTACCGCGATCAGGACCTACAAACTGCCCTTACCATCGACAAAACGTCTGGCACTGACTCTACGACTAACATGACCCTTCAGCATGCGGCGTGGGATAAAGACTATTTTACCACCGCGCGCCCATGGGCTCAAAAGGGTCCTGAGGTCACTGTTCCCGTCCATGGTATTGGGATGTTTAACCAGACTTTTACTGCGGGTCCAACTACTGTCTATGAAACTGGTGGTGAAACTGCGTCTTACGCGGACTACAAAAACCCGGCCGCGGCCGGAAATGATAACACCGTGTTATTCGAGGAAAGCACCACCAACCCTGGCTACCCTGATATCAGAACCGAGATCGCTGAAATGCGTCTCGCGTTCGCACTACAACGTTATGAGGAGGCTCGTGCCCGCTATGGTTCACGCTACACCGAATATCTTCGTTATCTTGGCGTTCGCTCTTCTGATGCCCGCCTGCAGCGGCCTGAATATCTCGGAGGCGGAAAACAAACTATCCAGTTCTCCGAAGTCCTTCAGACTGCGCCAGATGCAGCTACCGGTACCAGTGAGACTTACGGCGTTGGAAACCTCAAGGGGCACGGAATTGGAGCTATGCGTTCGAATCGGTACCGCCGATTCTTTGAAGAACATGGTATCGTCCTTTCCTTCATCATCATTAAGCCCGTGAATATGTATATGCAAAACCTCGATCGTCACTGGCTTCGCCGGACGAAAGAGGACTTCTGGCAGAAGGAACTTCAATTTATTGGTCAACAGGAAATCACCAATCGTGAAATCAAGGTTGATCACGCGAGTCCTTCTGCTGTCTTTGGCTACCAGGATCGATATGACGAGTATCGTCATATGAATTCGTCTGTGTCGGCTGAATTTCGTAACACGGCTTCGGGCGGTCTCGATGACTGGCACTTCGCCCGCAACTTCTCATCTGACCCCACACTAAACGGCGACTTCGTCAAGTGTGTACCCACCACACGGACTTATGCCCAGACGTGGGAGGATCAGATGTGGATTATGGCTTATCACTCTATTCAAGCACGACGCCAAGTTGCAGCGTCGGGCGGCAACTCTATCGTTTTATAGGAGGTTCAAATGGCAAAAATCGACAAAAACGGTGCTGAAATCTTGGACATGACTCCTTTATCGATACCGGTCGGGGCGAAACGCCCCGAACCCTTATCGTCTCAGGTGGCTCGTCTCGTTCGCACCGAAATGTCTAAAATGGCCCAAAAACAGGGCATGGAAACGTTCGAGGAGGCCGAGGACTTCGACGTTGGTGACGGCGAAGACTTCACCTCGGCATGGGAAGAACAATTCGAGGGCCAGTTCGATCAAGAACGGCAACTCGAAGCTACTCACTATGAAACGCGAGGCAACGAGCGTATTCGTAAACAACGCGCCGCCAAAAAAGCGGCCGTTAAGGCAAAAAAGGAAGAGGCCGAAGAGGCCTCTGACGCACCAAAGCACAGTACACCCACTTGATGTGTACTGTGCTAGGTGACACCAAACGGGGGTCAGAATGGGTAGGTCAAACTCTAGACGGCGTCGGCGCGATACCGATGATATCGCTAACCGGAGGTTGCCCACAGCTAGTCCGTCTTATGTTACGTATCGTGACCCATTCACCCGTTGGGTGGAACAAAAAGGGCCGGACCCGGTTAAACCAACCAGGCCGGCCCCTAAACGTTGGGATGCTCGAAGGGTCGAAGACCGTAGGACCTTTCACCCTTCGGGGCGTAATCGGGCTCCTGCTGCGTCTCAAGGGTATGCTGCTTGGCTCAAGGCTGTTCAATTCGGCTCTCCGGCGGTGGCGGCCTTTCAGGAACCCACAAAGGTGGCAGTCTGTGTTAGGCGAAAGATCCGTCAGGAGGTCCTTTTCGCCAAAAATAAAACAGGCCGCCGTGGTCAAAAATCGCCAGTTTGGAACTGGCTATCAAAAATGAGGTGTAAATGAATCCCGCCGTCGCACTATCGCTACCGTCCTTAGTCACTATGGGTCCCGGACTGTACGCGTCTTACATGGACCGGAAACAACAGAGGGAGATCGCTAATGCTAACAATCAACAACAACTCGCCATGGCTGATCGCAATGAAGCGCTTCAGCGTGAATTTGCGCAAAACGGTATCCGATGGCGAGTACGAGATGCTCAAATGGCTGGGATCAACCCTCTGGCGGCTCTTGGTGCTTCGGGAGCGTCAGCGTCCCCTGTTCAAGTTGGTTACGATCCCGGGCCTTCTGGTAGCTTTGGCTCTGATTTGGCTCGTGGAATGTCTACTATGGGCCAAGACCTTACCAGAGCTTTACAGTCTACTCAGACAGAACAACAGCGCGAACTTACGGCACTTCAACTCGCGTCAGCTAAATTGGACGTG